ACACTGAAGAAAGTAGTACCAGAACACCACGCAAGGAAGGATTACATCTAACATACATAAGGGGGATTGACAAAAGTCAGTTCCCCTTATATAATATATGCATAGATTAATTTGCCATGAAACAAAAGCAGTACACAAGTGATGTTGGAACAATATTCAACGTATCAATACCTTTCCATGAGAAGCATTTATTAGAAGATCTGGACGCTTTACGACACTTGGAGATGTGTAACTCACGTTCACAGTTGATTAGAAAGTGGATCAAGAAAGAGACGGAAGCAAACAAAGAACAACTTGAATTAATGAAGTCAATTCGTAAGTAAACCATGATAGCAGAAGACAGAATTAAATTAGTATTCACAAGAGATGGAGATAACATCATCTGTGATTTACAAGAGGCAGTTGATAAAGAGACTGGACAAAGACAGGCATACATTATGACCATACCATATAAGGTAAGGATCACTGAAGACCCTGACACACCTGTAAATATGGAAACGTTTGAAGATCAAGAAGTTAAGATCAGATACACACCATGGAATCCATTTACTATTGATCAGAAGATAGCGATCACACCTGACTATGTGATATCTGTAATGGAACCATCACCTAGTATCCTACAGACATATCTCTCTAACGTGAGAGCAAAGTCTGGAGATCAAGGCACTCCTGTATCACCTGCTGAGGTTGTATGATCAAACTATTATTACTGAGACATGGTGAAGAAATTATATCTACAGTACAAGAGATAGTTGAACCAGAGACAGAGAAACCACTAGGGTATCGTTTACATAAACCATTCAGACTTGACATCGTTGATCAGTCACAAGGTCAGGGGTATCAGTTAGAGTGGTTTCCTTGGGCACCTCTGTCTAAAGATAAAGATTTCTTTATACCAGGCAGTCACGTAGTCACAGTGTATGATCCACTGGACGCATTGACAACACAGTATATCTCTGCTATAGATGAAGAGAGATATAATGAGAACTTCAAGAAGCATGAAGAAAGATTCAACCTCAGTTATGAGGAACAAGATCTAGATGCCATGTTTAGTGAAGCAGAAAAAATTATGAATGAAGACGATGGAAACGCAACTCCTCCTACTGAAGTCAGGGATCTACCTGATAACTAAAATTGAAACTTTGGATGAGGAACCCGCTGCTCATCTAGAACAACCATATTCTATAACCACTGATGGTATGTTAGAACCATGGCCACTACACACAGATGATCAGGATGTGTTGATTTATTCTGATACTATTGCTACAATCTTAGAACCCACTCAAGAGATTCTTGACAAGTATAAGATGGTGACTAAATGAATTCGTTTTACACGAGTGTAAATTTAATAGGTAACAATCTATTCTACATAGGATATGAGAATAACATACGTATACAACGCAAGTTTAAATTCTCTCCAACTCTCTATGTTGTAAGTAACAAACCAACCAACTGGAAGACACTAGATGGTAGGTATGCTAAACCCATGCAGTTTGATACTGTAGGTGAGGCACGTGACTTTAAAGACAAGTACAAAGACGTAGAGAACTTTGACATACATGGTTATGATAGGTTTTTATATCAATATATTTCGCAAGAGTTCAAAGGCGAAGTCGACTACGATATTAAGACTCTTAAAATTACATCGCTTGATATTGAGGTCGCATGTGAAAATGGCTTCCCTAACGTACAGGAATGTGCGGAATCGTTACTGGCGATCACAGTACAAGATCAAACAACACGTAAGTTTAAAGTATTCGCAACGAGGGATTATACTCCAAGTCGTAGGGATGTTGAGTTTATCTATTGTGACGATGAGAAATCTTTGCTACGCAAGTTCCTTGCTTATTGGGAGACTGACTTCCCAGATGTTCTTACAGGGTGGAATTGCGAGTTGTATGACGTACCTTACATATGTGGTCGCATTGAACGTCTACTCGGAGAACGAGAAGTAAAGAGGATGTCCCCATGGGGTATCGTTAGATCAGATGAAGTAGAAATAAAGGGACGTTTAAATATAATATACAATTTACTTGGGATCAATGTACTAGACTACATGGATCTATACAAGAAGTTTACTTACACAAACCAAGAGTCATACAGACTAGATCACATTGCTAATGTAGAACTTGGTAAGCGTAAGTTAGATCACAGTGAGTATGAAAACTTCAAGGACTTCTATACTAAAGATTGGCAGAAGTTTATTGACTACAACATCATTGATACGGAACTTGTCTTACAGTTAGAAGACAAGATGAAGTTGATAGAACTTGCTGTTGCCCTAGCATATGATGCTAAGGTTAACTTCAAAGATGTATACTATCAGGTAAGGATGTGGGACACATTGATCTACAACTTCTTAACTGAAAAGAATATTGTTGTACCTCCAGTCAAGAGATCAGAGAAGGATAAGAAATACGCAGGAGCATATGTTAAACAACCTATACCTGGTAAGTATGATTGGGTGGTATCGTTTGACTTGAACTCACTGTATCCACACCTCATCATGCAGTATAATATCTCTCCAGAAACACTGGTTGAAGAACGTCATCCTAGTGCTACAGTTGCGAGGTTCCTAAAGCAAAAGGAAGAGATAGATTCTAGATTTGCTACGTGTGCTAACGGTGCTCAGTATCGTAAAGATGTACATGGATTCTTACCTGAGATGATGCAGAAGATATACGATGAACGTGTACAAAGTAAGAAGCTTATGCTCATAGCAAAACAGGAGTATGAGAAGGCACCCTCTACAGAATTAGAGAAGGCAATCAGTAAGTACAACAACATACAGATGGCACGTAAGATTCAGTTGAACTCTGCCTATGGTGCTATTGGTAATCAATATTTTAGATACTATAATCTAACTAATGCTGAAGCAATTACATTGTCTGGTCAGACATCAATACGATGGATCGAAAACAAAGTAAATGGGTACTTGAATAAACTGTTAAATACAAGTAAGAAAGATTATGTTATCGCTAGTGATACCGATAGTATCTACCTCTGTCTTGATGAGTTAGTTACTAAAGTTTATGGTGATAAGGATGTAAGTCAAGAGAAGATAGTAAACTTCCTTGATAAGGCATGTAAGGAAAAGATAGAACCCTTCATCGACAGATCATACCAAGAACTCGCACACTATACTAATGCTTATGAACAGAAGATGTTCATGAAACGTGAGAACATTGCTAGTAGAGGGATATGGACTGCCAAGAAACGTTACATACTCAACGTGTGGGACAGTGAAGGTGTTCGTTATGCTAATCCTAAACTAAAAATGATGGGCATTGAAGCAGTGAAGTCTTCGACTCCTGCCCCATGTCGTACAGCAATTAAAGACGCACTTAATATAATGATGACAGGTGAGCAGGATGACTTACTATCATTCATTGATAAATTCAGAGATGAATTTAATTCTATGCCACCAGAGGACATCGCATTTCCGAGGTCAGTCAATGGACTACGCAAATTCAAATCAGACACAGACGTGTATTCAAAGGGATGCCCGTTACATGTTCGTGGATCTCTCTTATATAATTTTTATGTCTCTAAGAAGAAACTGGAGAACAAGTACCCTCTCATTCAAGAAGGAGAAAAAATAAAATACATTTATTTGAAATCAGATCGCTCGAACTGGACAAGAGAAAACGTAATCTCTTTCCTCAACACCTTTCCTAGGGAGTTGGGGATGGAGAACTTTCTTGACCGCAAGGCACAGTTCCAAAAAGCATTTCTCGATCCTTTACAAATCATCACTTCTGTGATAAACTGGGATACAGAGAAGAAGTCAACGCTAGAGTTTTTATTTACATGAGTTTTTTGAAAGATGTCGTTAAAGAAATAGGTAACGACTACGCAGGAATATTAGCAGACGGATCAGTAGGAGATATAGGAGGGTATGTAGATACTGGTTCTTATATTTTCAACGCACTCGTTAGTGGTAGTATCACAGGTGGTATCCCTTCTAATAAGATCACTGCTATCGCAGGAGAATCATCTACAGGTAAGACATTCTTTTGTCTTGGTGTTGTAGAGAACTTCTTAAGACAGGATAAGGACGCAGGAGTTATATACTTTGAGTCTGAAGCTGCTATCAGTAAACAGATGATGGAGGATCGTAACGTTGACACCAAACGTATGATGCTCGTACCTGTCACTACAGTACAGGAGTTTCGTACACAGGCAATCAGAATATTAGACAAATATTTAGAACAACCAGAGAAAGATCGCAAACCTTTAATGTTTGTTTTAGATTCTCTTGGCATGTTGTCAACAAGTAAAGAGTTAGAAGACTCGGCAGCAGGAAAAGATACACGTGACATGACTAGAGCACAGGTAGTCAAGGCTATCTTCAGAATACTTACACTGAAGTTGGGTAAAGCGAACGTACCTATGCTAGTTACTAATCATACATATGATGTGGTTGGTGCTTACGTACCTACTAAAGAAATGGGTGGAGGTAGTGGACTCAAGTACGCTGCGTCTACAATAATCTATCTCTCAAAGTCTAAAGAGAAGGACGGTAAAGAAGTGATAGGAAATATAATTAAAGCAAAAACTGCCAAGAGCAGATTATCAAAGGAGAACGCAAGTGTCAGCATCAGACTATACTATGATGAACGTGGACTTGACAAACACTATGGACTATTGGAATTGGGTGAAAAGTATGGAGTATTTGAACGTAAAGGAAATCGGATCGTTGTTGGTAATAGCAGTGTATATCCTTCTGCAATACTTAAGGATCCAGAGAAATATTTCACCGAAGAAATAATGGAGAAATTAGATTGGGCAGCAGGACAGGAGTTTAAATACGGATCATGAAAATAGAAGCATTCCCTACACTCATCTATCGTTACCACATTGATGAACAACAGGCAATCAAAGAAAGAGTAACTGAATATTACGAAGAGAATAAGTTTAAGAATACTGTACCTGACCAGTGGAACTGTGACCTGTTCACATCATATG